GAGCGTGAGCACTTCGGTGCCGCTTGGGCTTTCCAGTAAAAGCCGGTATTGGTTGCTGCCTCGGGAGATGGTGGAGCCGATAACCTGGTCCTTGCGTGAGCCAAGGTAGTTCTTCACAGCCTCGTCAATAGTCGCTGACTGGAAGTTGCCGAATTTGTCCGTTTGAGCCAGTGAGGTTAAGCCACGGTCATCCAGGTAAATGGTGTCGCCCACTTCCTGAATCGTCCATTCAATGGCGCCCGACTTCTCGGATTGCTCGCGCAGGTCTTGGGATTGAAAGTCCGCGGTGGTGGAGCCGTACAGAATGGATACCCGGTTGCGCATGAACACGGCAAGCGCGCCGCCTACAGCACCCTGCAGCCCTGTAATGTCGTCGCCTGTCGCAATCAAGACGGCCGAACTGGTAGCGGTGTCGTAATCAGCAGGATCACCCGGCGCAGACAGCACCATCTGGCCCAATGGGAAGGCTAAGCTGGCGCGGTTCTTGAAAATAAACAGATGCTTTGGTTTGCTGTCGAATCCAGCCACAGGAAGTTGCACGAAATCGGTGCCATCGAACGAGAAGAAATCATTCTTGCCGTCCACGCCGTACATTTTTTCGGTGTAAGACGCGCCGCTGAAGTTGAAATTCTTGAACTCAAATCGTCCACCTGGCTCAAGCGTCTCACCGGTTGTAACTTCGGTCCAGCCACCCCCGCCAGACTTGTACATCTTGGCCTCGGTCGCGTCCTCATTGTTGCGGAAAGCGTAGGTTACGCCCTTGTAAAGCCATAATCCCAGTATTGGACCTGAGCCTGGCACGGCCGCAATGTTATCTCGCGCCGTTAGTGGGTCTTCCGCCAGTGACGGGGCAATCTGCCCATCAAAGCGCTCATAACCACCAATCCGCCGGTAGCCACCGCCTATTTTGCATTCAAAGTTTTTGCACAGAATCAGCGCGCCGGCAGGAATGACCAGCGGATCAGACTCAATGTCCAGCCCGCCACGGAAGGTAATGGTTCGAGTTTGGGTCATGCAAGGGGCTCCGGGTTGGTCACTTTCGGCAACTCTTGCTCCACCATTTCATTGAGAATGCGCGCCTCGCCTGAGCGGGCCGCCTGAAGCACCTCGGGGGCGTTTTCGTACAGCGCGTAAAAGAGCATGGCCCGATAGACAATAACCATGTGGTAGCGCTCAGGGAGCCTTGGTACGTCGCTGCTTTCGACCAAGACTTGCGGTGTGCGCCAATATTCAAACGTAATCAGCCCGTCCTGTCGCGGTGCAGCGTCCAAGATCAGAGTTCCGTCTGGCTTTTGGGCAATAAAGCTCGGATAGTCTGCGCCAGCGTCCTCTTGGTAGTGCTGGCGAAAATCGCTCCAACTAAGAACATGCAATGCCTTGCCGTCAATTTTGAGGGTGAAGGCATCCCACACGCTAAGGTCTGACGGTGGCTGGCATTCCCTGAATCCAACGAGAGTGCCCACGCTTGCCTCGGCCCACTCAAAGCGCCAATGGCGGCTCAGCTGTATCTCCCGCCACGCCTGCTGTATCCAACTTACAAGGCGAGCGTACTCACCGCTCTGGTCCATGACAGTGACCGGCCCTGACCCAGAAGCCCCCACCGACTGGCGAAACTGCTTGCACAGCTCAAGGAAGGTCATCGGTTAAGCCTCGCCAGTAACTTCACGCAGGATTTGAAACGGATAACTCTGGACTTCCGTCATATTCATCTCTGAGTCGTAATGTCGCTGAACGGCAGATTCCAGTACGCCAACAATCGACTTCGACACAATGACCTTTTCGCCGCGCTTGATAACGAAGCTCCTGCCATTGACGCCGCCTTGAACTGGCTGTTTATCCTGCTCATGGGTTGAAATGATGATCTCGAACTGCCGCTCTTTGGCGTTGCCGGTAACAACGGGTGCTGACTTTGACAAAGGCACAGCCTCGTCGCCCAGGGCTGCGTTGATTTTCTTGCGCAAGTTCTCAGTGCCGATTTTTTCTGGATAGTCCAGCCCAAGGGTTTGGGCCATATCTGCCAACTCTTCACGGCTCATGGCCTGCGTATTGATGTCGCTCATAACGGTGTTCCTTTAACCAAATAAAGAAAACCCCGGCACGAGGCCGGGGCTGTTGGGGTTGCTGGCTTACAGGGCAGAGGCCGCAGTTTCGATCCTAGCCTGCCATCCTTCGTTAAGAACCTTCGCCACGTAGTAGGCTTTCCAGCCCACCGAGCCGCGTTGGCCCAGCTGGTCACCACCGCGAGGCGTGTTGGGGTTCAGTACCATCGGCGTGATCGCACCGGCGCCCTTGAGCGGGATCAGGCCGTAAGCCTCTTTACCAACAATGACGATGGGGTACACGTCGGCATTAGTGCCGTCGGTTGAGATCACGTCGTTGGTGGCTGCGAGGTCGCCCGCACTGGCAAAGCTGTCCAGCACCGGGCTCAGGCAGTAACGCACGTCCTCCACCTTGCCGATTTCATACGGCAGCTGACTCATGGAGCCGTAAAGCTCGGTGGGGGTGAAGCCTTTGATGTCCCGAATGTCCGCTTCCAGGTCTGTGTGCGCAAACGCAATGAACGCCGCATCCACAGGCTCGGTTGCGTAGTTCGGAGAGCCACCAACCATGCTGGTGATCTTCTTAGCACGATTGCCCTTGAGAGAGCGCGTAACAGCACGTTGCTTGTCCAGGCTGTAGACGGAGTTGACCTCGCTGCGCTGGGTGCCATTGGCGAAGAGCACGTTGGTACCCGCACGAATGGCGCCCCAGGTCTGATACTCGATGGTTTCTGCCGCTTGTTCACCGCACAGCATCGACGCATCGGAAAGAACGGGGTCTTCGGCCAGGTCTTGGATTACGTCGGTGATCTCGGTCCAGGCGCCCCACTGCTTGATCTGAACGGTCACGTCTTCGTAAGCCATCTGCTGCGAAGACGGTGTAACACCCTCGCTCATGGCCACAGTGACGTTCGCGAACGGTACGGGCCGACGGAATTTGACGGTGTCCGCTTTGTTCTTGGGCAAGGGCTTGGACTGGCCGAACTTGGACAGAACAAGAATGGGCTCTGCGTGAGAGAGCATTTCGGTAGCTGCGTATGCTGCAGTACGCTGGGAAATATCGCCGTAGCTAGTGATAGTCATGATAATTAACTCCAATCAAATTTTTGAGTTACCGCGCTTTCTTTTTCGCGGCGTAGTGTTCAAAGGCCGCGTCAAACTCTTCTGGGGCTCCACCGCGTGTCGCCGCGCCACGGCGGCTGACGGTCTGGGCGTTTTCCAGTCGGGCTTTTCGCTTGTCGTGCTTTGGGGCACGGCTGTTTTCATCGCCCGCTCCAGACGTTCCCTTGTAGAAATCCAGTAACGCGGACGCATCGTCGGCGCTTTCAGACCCTGCTAAGGCTTGAATGGTGGGGTTCTGAGTTTTGAGCCATGTATCAAATTCGGGCGCATTGACCACTTCTCGCCAATCGGTATGTCGGCTATCTAGGCGGACGTACTCTGACTGAAGTTGCTGCTGATGGGCCTGCTCTTGCATGGGCTGCACAGTTGATCGCAGTTCTGCGACTTCCTGTTGTAATTGCGCCTGCTTTGCCTGGTCTGCTTTGAGACGAGACTCGAAGGCGCGGGCCATATCGGGGAAGTCCTCTTTAAACTCCTTCCAGTCATCAACTCCCATGGAGTCCGCCATACCCTGGCGCTGCTGGTCGTCGTCTTGAGTCTCTCCGTTCTGGTTGGTGGCTTTGGCAGCTTCAAGCTCTTTCGCTTTACGCTGGTGCTCGTTGATCTGCCGTTGATAGGCGCCCAGGCGTCCGCGCTGTGAGGCGTCGGAGTGGCGAAGGCGCTCGTTTTCGGTTTCAAGGGTTTTCAGTTTTTGGGACAGATCGTCAGGTTGATCGCCTTCTTCCGCGTCGTCGTCAGGTTCCGCGTTGCGGTCGTATTCGTCGCGCTCATCGGCAGGCGTTGATGATTTTGAATATTCCTCAAAGGCGCTTTCAAAATCCTGATCTTCGCTGGCGATGGAGTCATCATCCTGCGGCTTGTTTAGCGGCTGGTCTGTCATAGCGGTTCTCCCGAACGGCTGGGGTTAGTAACTTGGATTCGGCTGGTTGCCCGGCTCCAGTTCTTCGCTCGCGTGTGCGAGTAAATCGTCAATCACGCGGATTTCGCCGCGCAATTTGTCGTTTTTGGTTGAGCCATTAATCAGGGACAGGACGCTGTTTTCACGGCGTTCCTGCAGCCACTGCTCAATGTCTCGCCATGTGTCGGCGTGCTTATCAATGGCCATCAGTAGCTATCCCAGCCATTGGCCATATTCTCCTGCCTTGCCAGGCGGTCGTTCTGGCGCTCACTGAGCTCGGCGGCCTTTTGATCGCGGTCCGCCTGGATCTTGGCAGCGGTTTCGCGCATTTTTACCTCCAAACTCTGGCTTTCAAGGCCTACTTTGGCCTCCAGTTGCGCCATGGTGATGCCTTCTTTCAGCGCGAGCCCTGCGCGCTGGTACTCTTGCTCACTCTGCAGCTGGGCAGCTTTGTATTCCCGCTCCCACTCCTTTTGGTCCACGTCAGACTGCAATCGCTGTGTGGCGAGTTGGTGCCCTGCTTTCTTGATCTCCATCTCAAGCATGGCCATTTGATCTTCGGGGCTCGGCTCGTCGCCCTGCTCGGCTTTCCGCGTTTTCATTTCTTCGTCGGTGTACGTGACGGTATCGACCTGCACCTGCATCGTGCGCAGGATCTCGCGGTATAGCCCGGCCCAGTTGGTCAGCTCGGCGAAGATGGGGTTCTGTGCAGCGACCTGGGACAGCATCATCAGCTTTTCCTGCTGCTCTTCACGGGCAATCAACACAGATGTGCCGCGGGCAACGATGTCGAAGTCGCCTTTTATCTCCGGGCGGTCGGTGTACATCATGTGGTAGTCGTAGAAGCGGCGAACAGTAGGCGCTGTAACGCCGTCGTCGAAGTTCTTGACCGCGGACCGCAGCACGATGTTGGAGTTGTTCATCAGCATCTGCATGCCGCCGAAGGTCTTTCCGCCTGCACCGGAGCTCATGCCCTCACCCTGCAGCAAAATCGGCAGGTTGGTTTCGGTGTCGGCCAACTTCTGGGCGGCTTCAAAGATTGCGAACAGTCCGGCCTGGTTGTTTTGTATCTGGTAGGACTGGAAGGCGTCGCCCACAGGCTCGTCGCCGGTGTCGAGCCACACCTTGTTGGGCCGGATCGCCCAGTTTCCGTCTTGTGGCACAACCGCGCGCTTTTTCATCACGATTTGCGGGCCTGCTGACACCGCGGCGTTGTCCATCATCATGCGCCACGAGGCGTTGACCACTTTTTGCGGCTGGCGCATCAGATACGGGATACCAAAGCCGAAGATGCTGGAGTCATCTTTTTCCCAGTTGAATACGCTGTACGGTAAGTCGCCGGATTCCAGCGGGTTGATAGCGGCTTTAATGACGTGGCCGCCGACCATTAGCACGCAGCCGGTGTATTCAACCAGCACGTCATCGTCGATGTCTTCGCAGCCACACGCCTTCAGTTCATCCTTGTCCAGCGGCCCCCAGTATTCCCACAGCTCGTACTTTTTGCCGTTGGTGACCGTATCCACACCTGTGATAGCGCGCAGCTCCTGGCGGCGGTCCTGTGCGATCTGATGGCCGCCATCGTCTTCCAGAGCTCGGCGCAGCTGGCCTTTAATGACGCCCGGCAAATCAGCCAGTTCGCGCAGCTGTTTGCGATTAAGGAGCTTACGCTCAAACCAGAACTCGGCCTCTTCTGCGCTGGCAGCGGACATATCGGGGAACGCATCCCAAGGGTCTACCCGCTCAAGTCCGGCGCGCAGCTCGTTCTGTACCTCAATCGTGCTCTGACCGGTTTCCGGGTCAGTGATCCAGGCCCGCCGGGTGCGGTTCACGACTTTCGGGCCTTTGAGGATTCCGGTACCGACCTTGCAGGCGTCCTCGATAACGTCGCGGGCGTGGGCGTTGTAATTGGCCTCTGCAAAGTCATCCTCGATCTGCTGCTGCATGTGGCGGGCGGCTTCGTCGG